CAATTACTACTGAAAAAATTTTATATCCAAAACATTTAGCATATTCAATATATGTTTCAATTTCTTTTTCTGTTGTGTTTGTATTAGCAATAATAATAGGAGAAATATCTTTTTGCATAAATCTCCAACATTTTCTTTGACACCACGCATGAGCAGTACCAACGTTTTGAGGTAACCAATTGTATTTACCTTTATGTGTATGCCAATCATCAGCACAGCAAATAGCTCTTCCAAGTAATTCTGCGAAAGAATTTTTACCCGCACCGGGTAATCCACGTACTATCACTAATGTCTTTTTCATAATACAATTATACGAATAATGTTTTGAATTAGTTACAATTTACCACCACAAAGTAAGAAATATTTTTGGAAATGCATCTAAACCTTCTGTCAGTTGCTTTTCTTCTTCTTCAGAAAGTATTAATGACCCTTCGTCTCGTGCTGTTAATTTCATTGCAATTAAAAACTTTTCAATATCTTTTATAAGTTCTTCATCCCGTATTAAAAATTCTTTTAAGATTTCTTCATATCTTTCTAAACGTGGAATAATGAAATTGGCAATTGTATCCCTTAAACTCCATGTTTCTGAATCATCAAATCCAAATTCAATTCGTTGTTTAGAATATTCTTTTTCTCTGTCATCATCTTTATCGGTTAAAGAAAAACAGATATTAGGCACACCAATATATTTATGATCTATTATTTTTTTCATTGTACAAAGATATTAATTAATTTTCATTAATTATAATAAATTGTTTTACAAAATATTTTTTATTAAGAATTGATTCCAATGATTCGTAAATTTCGGGGTGTTTTTCCCAAAATATTACTGTATCAATTAATTCTTCAGTTGCTTCTTGTCCACAATAATCTCTTATATCAAATTTTTCTCTCAATAAAGGTATTAATTTTGGATAATCATTTACTTCTAAATTATTTGTCATACTATAACTACAAATAAAATCAATTATTCTTTTCATCTGTTCTGTCTTTTAAAATTTCAAGTTATTTAATTATTCCTTTGCTTGCCAATATTCCATATATAATAAAATATATCACACATAAAATTGGAAACCAAAAGAATTTAAGTATTTCTATAAACTTTTTCATAATATAATTATACGTATAATATTTAAATAAGTTACAAATATAATAATATTTATTTAAAATAACTTGTTTTTTCAAAAAATTATTTGTATTTATGTACATATAATGTTAATACAATGAAAAAAGAAAAGAAAAAATTATATTCTATTAGAATATATCCCGATCAGTTAAATTATTTACGACTTATGGCAGATAAAAACTTTACGACCGTAACACAATATGTTTTGGATTTAATATATAATGACATGAAAAATAATTCAATAAAATTGTGAATAAAATTTGTGGTATATATAAAATAACATCACCAACAGGTAAAATTTATATTGGTCAATCGGCAAATATAAAATCAAGAATTACTAATTATAAAAACGCTAGATGTAAATGTCAACAAAAATTATACCATTCTATTATTAAATATGGTTGGGATATACATATATTTGAATTAATTCATGAATGTCAAGAATCCGAACTTAATGATTTAGAAGCATATTATATTAAACTTTATGATACATTTAATACCGAACATGGATTAAATTTAACAACTGGTGGTGATCATTATAAAATGTCTGACGAAACAAAATTAAAAATCGGAGCAGCAAGTAAACTTAGAGTATGTTCCGAAGAAACAAGAAAAAAATTAAGTGAAAATTCTAGTAGGTCGTTTTTAGGCAAACATCATTCTGAAGAATCTAAAGAAAAGTTAAGAATAACACATATTGGTAAAAAACTTACGAAAGAACATAGACAAAAATTAAGTGATTCTCATAAAGGATATAAAGCAACTGAAGAGCAAAAACGAAAAATAGGCGAAGCACATTTAGGAAATAAAAATTGTTTAGGACGGAAATTAACCAAGGAACATATTGAAAAAATGATAGAAAGTCGTAAATGGTATAAACATTCTGAAGAAACTATTAATAAAATTATTGAATCAAATAAATATCGTTTTAATATTAAATGTTATGAAATATATGATGAAAATAATAATTTAAAATATAAATTTGAATGCATTAATCTTCAAGCCGAATTAAAAAAAATGAATTTATCTTCAATATTTCAAAAATCATATACTAATAAGAGAAAAATAAAAAGTGGAGCATTTAAAGGTTGGTACATAATTTAATTATAAATCAATTCTATTAGAAAGTACTGTAGCTAATGTGGTTGGTCTTGAAACCGCTACATAAAAAATTTGATTTCGTTCTTTAATAACCCAATTTTTTCGAATATCGTTTTCAATAACAAAAACCTTATTGTACGTTGAACCTTGGCTTCGATGTCCAGTTATACAATAGCCGAAATCAAGGTCTTTGGAAATAACCTCTCCTGTATTGCGAAACATTTCGTTGCGAAATTTATCAATATTGACCATAATTAAATTATTACGTCTAAACTCGTAATATTTTTTCCAAAGTTTTTTATTATCCTTTGCCATATCTTTAAAAAAATCATGCATTTCGGCATAATGATGTAAATTATTGTGGTCGTTACTATTTACAATAAAAACATCATCATATTTAAATTTACCTTTTGGTAAATCTTCACGAAGTTTCACTTGAAATCCCTTTATATCATATTTATTTTCTTCGAGACTTGACTTTTCTACAACGTGGTAGTCTGTGGAGTTTTCAATTATAATATAGTTTTGTTTTTCATTTAGTATTGATCGATAGCCACTGATTAAATCACCGATCTCAATGACATCTTTATTTTTTCCAATTAATTCATCTCTTATTATTTTATTTGATTGCATAACAGTAATATTTCGCCATGCAATTGTTTTTACATAATCACTATTTTTTTGAAATTCTTCAGTCTTATATTCTTTGAATATTGATTCTCTAAATTCTTGTTTATTTGTGGTGAATATTATTCCCTCTCCTTTACTATTTACATTAGATTTTCTTAAAAATCCACCATCTAATGAATCTAAATTGTTTCTTAAATCATTATATAAAAATAATAATGGATTATCATCAGTTTGCCTTTCAACTTTGGTAAGTGTGTGTATTTCAATATCGTCTTGAAAAAATACTACACTCATCTTTTCTCCAACAGGCGGAATTTGACATGGATCCCCAATAAACAATATTTTTGTTCTATGTCCCATTGTTTTTTCTTTAATCATTTCAAATAATGGCTTATTCACCATCGATGATTCGTCTGAAACAATCCAATTATGATCATTTATTTTTGGCGGTACTATTGGATTAAAAATTGGGTTATTGGGGTCAAACGAATCGATGGATACGTCAGGTCTTAATCCAAGTAAAGAATGAGTGGTGACCCCTTTACATCCAGTTAAATTCTCAATGACTCCAAGTGCTTTATGAGTAGGTGCTGACACAACAACACCATAACGGTATTCATCAATCATTTTCTTTACAATACTACTTTTTCCCGTACCCGCATGTCCAGCTAAACAAAAGAATGTCTTATCACTTTTTAGCCAAGCACGAATTTTATTAATACCTTCATATTGTTGGTCATTAAACGTTATAATTTTGCCAGACAGGGTAAGTAATTGATTATCTGCAAGTTTATTATTAACAATAATAGTTTTATCACCAAGTGATGTATTCAACTTATTGAAGTCATAATTCTTTGAAATACCTTTATATGGCGTTCTACGTTTGCTCATTAAACTTTATTTGACTTAAGAATTTTGATAAGATTTGTAAGTATTTTAATATCAGTGAAACATACCGAATCAACATAGTCATAAAATTCAATATCGTATTTGCCATCAACACATTCATCATTTGAATTACTGATAAGACATAACTTATCTATTTCATATGTGAAGTAATAATATGGTTTATCACCAGATTCTTCTTCGCTAACATCTTGTCTTTTAAAGCCAAGATTTAATAAATTTTTTTCTGTAATATTTTTCATTATCTTCTATTTTTACTTGAGTATGTTAAATTTTTCCATTCGTCTTTTATTCTTTTTCTTTCCTCATCAGATACATTCAACGATTCGGTATATTCGTACAATAGATTTCTAAATCTAAGTTCAAGATCATTATAATTTAATATCATGTCCTGAATCTTTTTACCAAACCCCTTTAACTGACTTCTTTGTAATGCATGTACTCCATAATAATTATTTGATAATTCAATTCTTCTGCTATTGTAAATTCTGCCTTTGAAAAAAAGCATTGATAATAGTGCTTCCTGTGGAATATCAATAACTCTTTTCTTCGCTGCTTTAACTGTTTTCCATCCATTTTCACCCTTCACCATCAACCCAACATCTGGTGGCATTTCTTCTGCAGTTGTAATACCTGCTAAACAAGCATAATAAAATCTGTTACAATATGGTAAATATTTTTCATATTTTTTTGACTTCAAGTCTTGTATAAAATCAGATCGGGTTACTTTACATTCAAAAATATTCATAATAAATTTAACATAAGAATAATCAATTGATATTACATCTGCCACGCCCAACCCATCTTTACTTAACCACACACTACCTAAAGGTACTTCAATAAAATTAGTACCTTTCGCTTCAGCCAGAGAAAAGCATAAATCACGATGCGTCTCAATCGGTTTTATTATCTTTAACGCTTCTCTTTTTCCTCTTACTGCCATTATTAAAATATAAATATGTGGATTAAGACATATAAAATCAGGATTAAAAATAATATGTTACCTATTTTTTTAAACATTATTATGCTAATTTTTTATCTTTCAATAATTCACGAAGAAATACATTTTTTAGTCCACCAACAAAACGTACCCATTCTTTATAATATTCGGGAAACATTTCTTGCAGGTGTTCAGGTGTTTGTGTTTTAAGCATTACAATGTTTTCTGCAGGTGTTTCTTCTTTTGCATTTGGATACATTTTAATATTTAATATATAGTCCACAAAATCTGGATAGTCTTTTCTATTAAAAACTCTTTCATCACAGATGAAACATAATGCAGTAAGTGCATCATTTAAATCTGGTTCTTGAAAGTATGAAAACTGTATATCATTCTTGAGCAAATCATCACCGATTTGATTAAGACTTCCCATTGCAACACCGTCAAAATCTCTATGTTCATTGGTTGTGCCACCATTAAGAATTACCCAAGTTTTCCACTCTCTGACAAAGATAATATAGTTTTCATCACTCCCGTATTTATCTGCATATTCAAGAGCAGCATGTCCTGCTTGGATTGCTTGTTGTATAGGACTTATATTATAAGGTACAAAGAAGTACATTCTAAGTTCTAATTGTTTTTCTTCTTCCATATTATTCAGGTTTTAAAAAATATTTTAATTGTTGTTTTTGACGTTCTTTAACAATAATGTCATTTTGTAGTTCATTTATTTTTAACAACTCTTCAATAATTTCGTATTCATTAACCCCTTGCAATAGCATTTCATATACTGCATTATATGTTGGATTTGTTAATAAATTCTCTTTAAAATTTAGAGAAAACTTACTTAAAATAAATGAAATATCGAGTGACCCTTTATGCGCTGTTTCCATAATTAATTATCAATTAATTTTCTTTCAATAAGTAATTCATCAAATAAATTATCGTCAATTATCCATGAGGTATAACAACGATTATAAATATCGTTACGATAAAGTATACGATGTATTGTGCCTATTAATGGCAATTTTATTGTTTTAATTAAAATGGCTTTAAAAAGCACTCCGGGGCAATAAACGTAATACATTAATTTTTTCATAGTTCGTGAAGTTTTCCGCAGTTAATACATTTCATCATCTTTGTCGAAATGTCAAAAATTCTTACATTACACTGACAAATTTGTTTTTTTTCTTTTCTTTTTTCATTTTTATCTTGTTTATCATGTTTATATAAAAATATTATAAATCCTATACAAAGAGATATTGCGGTAAGTGTAAGTGCCAACAAAAAACTATTAACCATACATTCATCATTATCTTATTATTCTTGGATATATACACAATTCATTTTGCACTTCTTCTTCACTAACTGGTTTAAAATACCAATCTATATTAGCAATACCCCATTGAAGATCATTTTTATGAAATTCAATTGCTTCAATAGTAACACTGTTTTTATATTTACCATATATAATTGATATATCTTCTTTTGGTAAATCATCAACTGTTTTAACTTCAATCTTTTCAAATAATGGTTTCATTATTATCTTTATACGTATTAATATTAAAAAAGTTACATAATTTTATGAATTCTTTTGAATCGAAATTTTTACTATTAAGTCGTTGATTACATTTTTTACAAGAATTACCTAATGGTACGTTGATTGACATTCGATAATTATCGAATTTTCTCCCACAAATAGGTTGTGTTAAACTATTTTCAACTTCAAATACTAAATGAAGTTTTTGTCCTGATTTATGCTGAATATATCTCATAATTAAATTGTTTTTAAAGATTAGAATTATTGCTTCAAAAATTTATCAACCATTTTGTCATAGGAATATTTTAGTTTATCGTTAATTCCTGTTTGTTTCAAATTTAAGCCATTCGTATTACAAATTTCAAGAAAATTTTCAACACTAATCTTATTCTTTTCAATTGCATATTTTATAAGTGCTTTATAAGTACCCATATTTTTATTCAACAAATCTTTTGCCCTTTTCTTTTCTTCGCCTAATATGCCTTCAATAATTTCATCTGTTTTATCAGTATTATAGTTTAGTTCTAATCCTTGTGGTGCTTCTTTTTTTATCACCCTTGAAATAGTCCCATCCATTGCATATTTTCTAACATAACAACCTGCAGTATCTGTTGCATTTGCTATGTCTGCAGATGCACCAATTGATTTGAATTCTTCACCAAATACAAGTTCTTCTGCAACAATACCGCCCAGATAAACCGCAATACGATTTCTTATAAATGTTTTATTTTCAATCGAACTATGATTAATGACAAAACCTTCTGAGAAACCAGAACTGTTTATATTAATTTGCCTTGGTGGAGTTTTATATAATATTGCATATAATAAAGCATGACCAATTTCATGAACCTTTACCATAATTTTTTCATCAATTGTTTTACCGTCACGAATAAGATCAATATCGAGAACAACTTCTTTATCATATATTTTGCTGTTAATAACAGTAAATAAAAGATTATTTTTAATATCAAGAGACATTTCATTTAAATCATTCACAAGACAGAGATACAAGAAATATGGCAAATTACTACCAAGCAAATTATAAACCGTTGAAATTGCTGGTCTTACACCCTGCGCTGGAAACACTCCATTTCTGTAAATTGCATCATATATGTTATCAGATAAAGAAATTTTAATATGATGTTCAGTTTCAACCCTATCAAGAATTACTGTACAGTTCTTTTTGATGATTTCGTAATAACTTTTTTTATCCAAGCATGGATAAATAACATGATTATTTCCAAATCTGGCAATCTGCTCTGGTTTAAACTGTTTTGAAAGTGCATGTTTAATATGAATAATGTTGATTCTTTTGCTAAGTTCATGATAAATATCAGCATCTCTTTCACTGTCTTCAACTTCATCAGCCATTGTAAATGCTTCATCAAGATTGCCCGAAATAAATATTAATAATTTTTCATATGACTTGCCTTCATTAACATTACCTAATTTAAGATTATTTTCCATAATCTCCACACGTTGATCAAGACTCATTCTCATAATTTCTTCGGCAGAAATTTTTAAATTAAGCATTTTTTTAAAGCGACTTGCTGTCCAATAAGATGTTTTATATTTGTAAATTTTTGGTTTTTTTGGTTTTGTTTTATTTTTACCTTTATTTTTTGGTGATGCTGTTTCATCTTTTTGGTCTTCGTCAGGTTCATCATCAGACATTCTATCAGAATAATACATTTCTTCATATAATAAATCCAATATTTCAACTCTACGTTGTGAATTATTTTGAAATCTACCATCTGAAAGTAACATCCAAACATCATTAAAATATTTATTATCAATCATTTCACCTTGTTCATTTAGAGTACGATACCTCTGAATTTCATCAAGAAGCAATATTGCTGGTTCTGCTGAATCAATACCACTACTCTCAAGAAAATTTTCAACACTTTTTGAATATTCATTCTTCATATCCATTTGAATTTCAATGAATTTATCGGTAAAATTTAATAATTTAACCAAAGTGCGAACCAAATCAGTTTTGCCCACACCAGTAATTCCCCATAATGAAACAATAAGTGGTCTGAATTGAAGTTCAGGTGTCAGATACCAGAGAGAAATACTATCAATTATCTTATCAATAGCGTCATCAATACCAATAAATTTATCTTTTAATGCAAGTTTAACTTCTTCAAGTTTTTCTCTTTTCGACTTAATGCGTTCAAGAAATTCTGTATTCATATCATTTTATGTTTTAAATAAATTTAATTATATCTTTACGTGAATAGCGTCCGTTATGTAAAACTTATGCAACATTGCTGTTTACTTCCTGATTCATTGTACCACCAGATACCAAAGTATCAAGTTGTTTAGGCACTCCACAGGCTGATTCGATGTAACTCACCGACTTATTTCTTAAATTAATTGCAGCATTTAAATCTCTGTCAATTATAATATCACAAATATCACAAATATCACAAATATAGGTTCTATCGCTTAGTTTTAATTCTTTTTTAATATTACCACAATTTGAACATGTTTTACTGCTTGGATAAAATCTATCAATAATTGTAAGTGTTGAACTATACCATTGACATTTATACTCCAATTGTCTTCTGAACTCTGAAAAGCCACCATCCAGTATAGCACTTGCAAGTTTATGATTTTTACTCATGCCCTTTACATTTAAATCTTCAATACATATCTCGCTGTGGTTTTTGGCTAAATATGTTGTCAATTTATGTAATGCATCTTTACGAATGTTTGCTATTTTATAATGTAGTTTTGCTACTTTTATACATGCTTTTTTACAATTATTGCTATCTTTTTGTTTCTTACTATATCTTCTTTGTAATATTTTTAATTTTCTCTTATTCTTTTTATATGGTTTAACTGCCTCAAATATTTTTCCGTTTGATAATGTAGCAAGTGTCTTTATACCTAAATCTACACCGATAGTACCATTAATTTTATTAATTATTTGCAATTTGAAAGGTACTTTGAAGGCAATAAACCATTGATTTGCAGTCTTGCTAATAACAACATTTTTAATTTCACATTGAGGTAATATTTCCGAACATTTCAACCAACCGAATATTGGTACTTTAATTTTATTACCATTCACATGAATGTTGGCTTCTAAATAAAAACTATCGTGTTGACCCTTCTTTTTAAACTTAGGATATTTAATATCTTTAACTTTAAACATTTTTTTATATGCTTCATCCAAATTTCTCAAACCTTGCTGAGAAGACCATTTACTAACTTCATACAACCAAGACTTAACACTTTTTTCTTCTGCCACAAATTTCTTATGTAAATCAATTGCTGTTGGTCTTTTTTCTTTATTTTGTATTGCTAAGTCACAGACAGATTTGCCCCAATTATAAGCATAACGTTGAACCCCTGCATGTTTATTTGCAAGGGTTGTTTGCTTATTATTTAATTCCAATCTTGTCTTAAATGATTTCATTTTATGTCCCAAAGTTAGAATTTAAATAATTTAACCAAAATATTCTGGCTTTTGCAGATATTGCGCTACCAATTTTCTTTTGATCAATACCGTTTGCAATCATTGTATCTGTTTCTTCCTTAACTACATCATTATATACCCATCTAAGGTATTCACCAGTAGTTTTTGGTTCGATTGGCAGACCTAATTCTTTCATTTTATCAATACCTTGCAATAATCTATTTTCAGTAACTGCATATTCAATAAACGTATTAATATTTTCAACAGCCTCTACATCAACAGTAGTAAGAGTTTTAACTTTTGAGTTCTGGTGTTTTTCACCTTTAACTTTGAAGATGTATCGCTCTTCACCATTAATATACTCCCAAACAATACCTTCACCAACACCACTTATACCAAAATATTTAGCAACAGGGCATTCTTTTTCAACACTTGTAGTTAATTCAATTAATTTATTCTGCATTAATTCTGGAGAATTAAAATCAATATCAATTGAAAAATTAGGAAATTGCATGATATTATAAATTTGTTCATCTTCAATTTTTAAATGTGCAAAGTTCTTCATATCCATATATATATCATCAATTTTAACGGCAAATATTACAAACATTTTAGGAAGTTGATTAATTGCAACTGACTTCTGAATGCCCTGACCGCACCATTCACCATAGATTGCACAAAACTGATCGAATTTAATGCCATCAAATAGTTTACGATAATTCTTAGTTTGCATAGTCTTCATGAATCCAGCATTATCTTGTTCAAGACTCAATACGTTTTCTCTTGATTGAAATTCAAAATGATATTGATCACCATCAACAAAATCAGACTGTTTATATAATACAATTGCTGAGTTAGTACCATGTAATTTTACTGTACCTCTGAATGTAAATACAGGATATGGTGCTGAATGCTGATAAATAGCATCACCATTAACATCCCTGCCTTGATAGTCACAATGACTTCTGACTTCTCTTACCACATTTCTAAACTGACCAATTTCTGTAAATGTTTTCATAAATTAATAATTTAATTAAAAACAAGTTTTATTTGAAAAATCTTTTTGTCCGTTTCCAAGTCGGAATAGTTTTTCAGACCGCTTTGGGTCTGTGTGTCCCACATAATGCGCATTATAAAGAGGCGTGAGTCCCTACTACTATCTGATAACAAACAACATCCTTTAGAATAGGATTGTTTTTCATAGTGTAGGCTCTTATGAACACTCCTACGACTTATAACGCAGAACTTACTATTTACTTTTCAACAGAAAGACTTAATCTTCAAAGAACTTTTTTGCAAATATATATAAATTATAATAGATTAGCTATATATTTTATGTTTATTTTATTTTTTTTCATTTCTTTTTATTTTAAATTAATATTAAAATTTTTCATTTGCAAATATAAAGTAGATTTGCAACATATTCAATGTTTTTTTTATTTTCTTTCATTTCTTTTTTAATTAGATTAGCTAATCTACTTCTTTCTTCAGAAGCATGTATAACATTCACACTAAAATATTCTTCAAGTAAAGATATAAGAGTTTTACATGAATTGAATTCATTATGAATATTTACATCAATACTATTAACTTCATACATTTCAAATTCGACCATTTCCATATCATCAAAAGACATCTGATCAGGAAGCGAAATGCAATCTTTATAATAATCTTTTGTTAATTCCAGTGTTGCTGTCAATGGTTGAGGCTTGGGAAATTCACAGGTATATATAATCATTGTTTTTTCAACAACATCAATATAAATGAATTCCTTCGGTTCTCTTTTAGTTCTTAATGTTTTGAATTTCATATTTTTCTTTTGCTAAATTTAAACTTATTTTACATGCCATTAATTGGCTATCCAGTATTCCAATTCGTTTTTCTGTTCGTTTGATAAAATTTATCAATGCTTCTTCTTCAGTTGGATAAGCGAATCTCTTTTTTGTTGTTTTAGAAACCCATTTTTTCCAATTATATTGACTATAACCTAAACTACCATAGCCAATCCAATATCCTTTGGGAGTTTCTTTGAGCAAATCATAAGTCCTCAATTCCAATTTTGGATTAGGGAAATGCGAATCTGTATATTCACCATCGTCACCCATAACAGCATATTGAACTGCTTCGTATCTATAAAATTTCATAATTAAAATTTATCTAATTCTTCTACCGACAATGTGTTTTTATAATGAAAAACATCATGGACTGTTCTCGTTAAATTATCTAAGGCATCCTCTTTTGTTTCACCTTCTGATATTATATTGGGAAATTCTTTAAAAAAAATGGTATAACCACCTATTTTTTCATCTTCCACATAAATGGGAGTTACAGGTATTGTTATTAATACTATGCTCATTTTATTACCTCCTTTTTAACTCTAAAATTATGTCCAGCTTTTTGAGCATCTTCTTTTAATTTTAATTTCATTTGTTTACCTATACGCTCTGCAGCAAGACGTGCGTTCACACACCAACGTAAGTCTTCTTTGGTATATGGTTGACCATCAAGTGTTGCAATACCCTCCCAAACATTTTGTCCGGGTTTCATCAAACCATCAATCATTTTAAGTCCAATAATTAAGATTAAATCTTTTGGTTCTCTATCGAAAGTATATGATAATTTGTAAGTTCCTTTAATTTCCATATTATTTTTGATAAAATAAATTAAATTTTAATTATTATACATTAATTACTATCTGCTTCTTCTTTAACTATGTCATTAAAATCTTCATAAGTTACAATTTCTATTCCCTTTTTCTCAGCAGTTTTCATTTTACTGCTCGTTGAGTCATAACTGTCTGTTATTAGATATTGACAGTTTTTATCGGTGATTGAAACTTCAACAATGTTTGAAAATTTATTAATGAATTCTTCTTTTGTTTTATAACCGAATTCCTTTGGACTTCCAGTTAAACATGCGTAATGATTTGTTTTCATATTATTTAAAATTAATTTAGGTTTATCAATTGTTATTCCAAATGATTCAAGTGTACTTACAGCAGTTTTAATATATGCTTCAACATATTTATCATGTAACATAGTTACAAGTGCTCTCTCCAATCCCGTATAATCAGGAATAAGTCCACAATGTTCTTTGGCTATTTGTGTTGATAGTTTTTTACCAACATTGTCATAACCAAGCATTATTATAACTTGTTCATATGTTAAAGATTTAATATTTTTAAATGCGTTAACAAATATTTCATGTGACCGTGAACCGTATTTTATACCAAAACTTTCAATATTTTTACTATCACTGTGAACGAGTACCCATTTCATAAGTTCATACATATTTTTAAAATCTTTTGCAAATGGTTCAAGTGTTTTACCCCCAACATTTTTAAGATCAAGGACAGTTGAAGCACTTGCTAATTTCTTAGCAATTTTGCCAACACAATCTTCATTTGGACAGATTAAATGTATACCGTCAAATTCAAGAGTTGAATTACAATGAGAACAGATAGTAGGAAGTTCAAATGTTACTTCACTTTCAATTGTAACTGATTGAATTTCAGGTATTATGTCTCCAGCTTTAATTATTGCAACAAACGTATCAGAACCAATTTTATTATTAACAATATAACCAGCATTATAACCCGATGCTCTTTTAACTATACTTCCAGCAAGTTCAACAGGATTTAATAATACAACGGGATTAAGTTCTCCCGTTTTACTGATATTCCATTCAATACCTGTAACTCTTGTGACTACTTCATCAGGCACAAATTTACATGCAAGACTCCAATCAGGGTCGTGATCATTTTCGCCAATTAATTTTCTATATTCATAAGGAGCAGAAATAACAACCCCATCAAGAGGAATAGTAAACGTTTTTCTTAATTCTTCCATTTCTTTGATACACTTAACATAATCAGTTGGATTCATGATGGTCTGAAATGTATTTCCAAACATATTTTCAGGTAAAATATCGAGATCGGTTTGAATTCCATTAATTAACATTGCAACGGGAATAAGTGTTAAATCAGCGACTTTTTCAAGTGAATAATCATCTTTACCAAGAACACCTGCTACAAAATTTCTTGCATTTGCATATAAGCCATCTTCTTTTTTACCGAGATATTTTTTGTCGAAAAGTTTCTGGTCAATAACGCACTCACAACGAATTTCAATTAGAGGAACAGAATCTCTTGCATCAAGGTGTATTGGTAAATATACATGAAAACGATCAGTAACGTCTTTTCCAGATTTTCCATCTCCACGAGTAAGAACACTTTGTAATACACCATTAATATATATAATATTAATTGCATTGCCATCGAACTTAGGTGAACTTAAAAGACTGGTAATATGATTGCCTGTTGCTCTAAAAACAACAGTATTTATTTTATTAAACCATTTTTGAAACGATTCTATTTGATAATTAGTTATACCCTTAGTACTTTCAGTTTGTATTTTTGCTAATGATAACATTGGATTAGGATGTGGAAAGTCAAAATCTTTACGCTTTGACCCTACTTGTTCAATTACTTTAGAACCAACAGCTTTAAGTTCTTTTTCAAGAATATCAAACGCTACATCAGACATTAGGGGATTACCTTCATAATAAGCAATTTTTGCTTTTAAATATTGAATTTCGAGATTTTGAGTATTCATAATTATAAGTTATTTTTTATATTATACGTAAATATAATTGAAAAGGTTACAAACTATTAGTATATTCTTTAAAACATTTATAAAACATATGAGGCAAAATAGTATGATCTGACATACCATAGAGACCAACTGAACAAAATAAATGACATTCGATTACGAATGTAGTACCTTCATTATTTATACCAACATCAAGAGTATAAGCAATAGGTGCTGATTTATATGCTGCAATCATTCTCTTAATCATATATACATCAGGAAACATTGTAAATTCACCACAATAATTCTGTAACCCAATCAATTTACCTTGATACACAAATGCTCGCCATTCACTATCAATACTAATAACTTCAGAAATTTGATAATTACCTATTGACAATTCATAATCATCTTCAATAATTTCTGCAAATTTTTTTATTTTATCATTGCTTTTTACAAATGACTTACCATGACCTTTAAGGTTTTTTTCAGTACCATTAAATATATGTCTATTGGTATATGAAAATAATTCTTCAGGTACATTAATAGGTTTTAATGTATGATTATAAAAATGCATTAGAAAATCATTTACAAATTCTACACTGCCAACAGGTACGTAAGAGCTATGAAACGATTTGAATTCTATTGGCGGATAAATATCGTCAGGTTCGAGCAATTCAGGAGTGTTGATATACTTAACTTTAATTTGTTCTTTCTTATCATTACGTGTCAGCCAATTCTTAAATCTTATAGACTCAAGTAAGGTAAAAGAGAAGTCATGTCTGATTTCTCCGTTTATTTTTTGTATAAGAAATTTCATGATTGATTATTTTCTAATTTTAAGTCCAAAATTAAGTTCTCTATTAATAATATTTAAGTTTAATTTTGCGTTTTTCAAACGATATTCTTCATCACGAATTTCATTTTCAAGACGTTCTGCAGCTTTAAGTAAAATTCTTTTATACATTGGGTCAGTTGACTTGATAACTTCATATTCAGCATCGCCTTTTTCTGGAATCCATTTAGGAAGTTCAATGTGAATTGCAGTACCTACTGCACTTGCATATGAGGCACAACAATCAGCTTGTCTAAATGTATCACGATCATCGTCTTTATCACGAATAAGATATCTAACGGGAAATTCTGCAAAATATTCAAGGTCTTCGGCATCAATTTGTTTTTGATACTCTTCATATGTTTCAATGAATGATATTTCGCCACAATAATTTGTAAATAATTCTTTTAATTGATTTTTGAATTCTTCAAGTTCTTCTTGATTATCAAAATAAAAATCTTCTTCGAGTTTCCATGTTGCAGGATTGATGCCAACAGACGGGTCGCCCTGTGCCGAGATAATAAAACCAGTTACTTTCATAATTTTCGATATATTTTTTAAGAGTTTATCTGTAATTTTCATATCCTTTATACGTATATGTTCAATTAAAGGTTACAAAGATATTAAAATAAATTAATAAAAAGCAAATATAAATAAAAAAATGAGTGAGGTGACATATTTCTACGTCAAGAACTCACTCATCCAATTGAAAACAAAAAAATTGTTTTAAATGTGTACGCTTCCAAGATAGGCAAAAACTCCAAATACTTTGAGAAGCCAAAATATTGTAAGACCTACTATTACAACATTGAGAATATTTTTGATTTTGGCATCCATTGGAACATATTTGTTGACTGCCCATAGAATAACACCTATAGCAATTAATACTAATAAAATTGTGAGAATTGGCATGACGTTAAAGTTTTAAATTATAATATTATTTTTATGTTTATAACAATATGATTAACAAAATTATTATAAGAATTATAGTACCTGCTGAAACGTAAACAACATCATAATCACGATATTGATGTTTGATTGCTTTTACTTCTTTGCGTAAGTTTTTCTTTTCTGAAGCACTTAATTTTGATTTATCCATTGATTTGATTTCATTCAATCTTAAATCTAATGCTTTAACTTCTGCGGGTTTTGGTGCAGTTACTGATGTGCTTGGCTTCACAGTTTCTTTTGCTTGAATTGGAATAAATGTTAATGACAGACATACTGCCATAATACAGATAACGAGTTTTTTCATTTTCATTTTTTTTAATTTATTAAATATTTATATTATTTTCTACGATTTCTACCCCTTTGTGGTTCATTACGATTAACATGTTGTTTCTGATAATAAGATGAATGTCTATCATAATAATAATCAACATAATAATGACGATGATGATAATAAGGTGATGTTTCGATATAATACGAATCATTCGGGTCATATGTGCCAGATACATTAAATAAAGGAGTGCATGATGTTGCTGCAAATATCGTTGCTATTGCAAAGATAAATAAAATAATTAATTTTTTCATTGTTATTTTTTAGTTTGTTTATAATTTTTTCAAAGGTAAATATTAATATTTAATAATGCAAGAACTTTTTTATTATTTTATGTATAATACAGTACTTAATAGTGGATTAAATACAACATATATATTAAATAGTAAAAAACTTTTAAAAATTATTACAAAAAGCCAATTAAATGTTACATGATTTACAGATTATAAAATTTAATAAATATTTAAAAAATTTGTTAATTAAATAAATTGTTATATCTTTGCACCATAAATTATAATGCAATGGAAAAAATAAAAAAGCATTTGGAGTATGAATTTAATCGTGCAGATAATGCATGGTGGCAATCATTAAGTAATCTTGAATCTAAAGAAAAGGAATTAAAAAACCTTCAAAATGAAGTTAAATTTTTAGAAGAAGATGTTAAAAAATATGAAAAAGAAAAAGACTATTTCAATAAATTATTGACTGAATTAAACGAAAATGAAGAAAATTTGTAACCTTTTCAAAAAGAATTACGTATAATATAATAAAATTATTAAATGAAAGAAAATAAAAGATATACATTTTTTGATTCAGAGAAGTATTTATAATAAAATATTATTATGGGAACGAAATGTGCATCAAAAGAATTAGAAATGGAAATTATTGAAATACATAAAACTAAATCAGAAAAAGAAGTTGCCACTATTTTTAAAAGATCATTAGGTGGTATTCGATTAATTTTAAAAAGAAATAATATTCAGGGATTAAAAAAAAGTAGAGTAAATATGAGTCATCTTGCACTCAATATCGATTATTTTAAAGAAATTAACTCTCCCGATAAAGCATATTGGCTTGGCTATATTTGTGCAGATGGTTGCATTAAGAAAAGTAATAATAAGGTTAGTTTGGTATCAAAAGATTTAGAAGTTATTGAGGGTTTTAAAGAAGCAATTGGTGCTGGACATGCTATAACTAAATCAGAAACATTTGATAAACGAACTAATAAAACATATACTGGATATTCAATTCAAATTGGAAATGAACTTTTTGTTGCTAATCTAATTAATTTGGGTGTGACATCAAATAAAACGGATGTTCTTAATTTTCCAAATATCGAAGAAAAATATTATTCATATTTTATTGCGGGAATGTTCGATGGCGATGGGTCAGTTAGTTTGAAGGGAAAAACACTTAGAATGAATTTAATTGGCACAAAAGAGGTGCTAAATTTTATTAAAGATTATATTTTAATTAATTATGGTATAAAATTAAAATATTTTGATAGGGTTACTAAAAATAAATCAAATGTTTGGAGAATGTATCTTTATGCCGATACATATAAATTTTTAAGTTTCATATATTCAGATAACACTTTTAAATATTATTTAAAAAGAAAATATGACATATATTTAAATAATCTTGATTATATGAAACGAGTGTGTCGTTTTAGAAAAGTATCACAATATGATATTAATATGAATTTTATTAAATTTTGGGATACAATTCGTGAAGTAAGTAATGAATTATTATGTCCTTATACAACATTACGATGGCATTTAGAACACGAAGATATTTATAAAAACAATATTTGGAAATATGAAAAATAATATAAATCAACAACCAGTTATCTTTCTGGATATTGACGATGTACTCGTATGTTCAAGACAACATTTCGCAAAAAAATTGCATCCAAAATATATGACATCACCTTTTGATTCTAAATGTGTTAAGGTACTGAATGAAATTCTTGAAACTGCAAAACCACTTATAATACTCTCCAGCGACTGGAAACTCAGATTTACTCTTGACATATTAAATGAAATCTTTAAAGATAATGGTGTTAATTCAATAATTACTAATGTAACTCCAGATTTTTGGGGAACACAATTCAAAAGTCTTCAAGAACTTGATACATGTCGTGGATTTGAAATTCTTAAATATGTTCATCAATATCAAATTGAAAAATATGTTGCAGTGGATGATCTTGATCTCAGACCTTGGTTAAGTGATCATTTTGTACGATGCACACGCTCAACTGAAGGAATTAAACAAAGTAACGTAAAAGAAAAAATATTAAAAATTTTAATGTAAAACAATGTATAACTTTATTTTTATGAAAAACGAAAAATTGGAATTATTACTGAACAAGGTTGTTGAATTCAACAAACCTGATGCTGTTAATTTTAAAGGTTTCCTTTATAAAGACAGTAAAGGCTACTATATTAAAGTAGTTGAAGCTATAAGCGGTACAGATGTTGCCGAAAAAGACATTCTTTATCTTAAAGATGGTGAAGAACAGTATGTGATACATGCTGATAAACCAAAACTCATGAGAGTTGATAAAAAATCATGGCACTATCAATTGATGCAATATGTTCTTGGTAGTAAAACACCTACCCCTCAAAACATGCAGAATGGTTGTCCATATTTTTGGCTTCTTGTATTTTCGTTGTTTGCAAGCATATTTGTTACGATTGGGAAAACTGTCAAATTTGTATTTTTGTTAATTCCCAAAGGATTTGTCTGGTGTCTACAGAAATCAGTTGATGCTTGGCTTGCAAGTATTGATGATGTGACAGCATATGATTTATATACCTCTCAATATGGTCAATATAATTACAGAAGTGATGCTCAAAAATTACCAATAACCGCAAAAATATTTTTTGATACAAATGACGATACTTTTTTTAATTATTTTCTCAAGAAAAAATATGGCGAAGGTGCAAATTTTGATGGTGAAAAAAAGAAAGAAATTGAAGCAAAGTGGCAAGAATGGCGTAAAGAAGTACGTAAAGCTCGTGATTTAAAAAATAGTGCAGAAGCATTAAAAAGAGAAGAACAAGAAAGACGTGAATACGCTCGTGAACAAAAAAGAATTGCCAATCAAGAAATTTGGGATGCTCGTATGAAACCACTTGTGGATGCTTTTAAGAAGTTTTTTGCTTCAATCAAACAGGCATTTACATTTAAAATCGATACAAAATCTCTTATTAAAAGAACCAAACAAGTTGTAGGTGTAATCATTACACTCCTTCTATTAACTGCAGCATTTTTCTTTGTTGAATATTTTGCATTAGCTTTAATGATAGCTATTGATGCATGTATTAAACATTGGTATATATTAGTAGGTGTTATTTGTGGCGTTGCAGTTGTAGGTCTTTTATATTTTGTTGGTGTATTTGTTGGCGGATGGTTGCAAAACATTATTAACATTTATAAGAAAGGTAAAAAGATATGGTATATCGAACCTTTAATTTATCTGATCTGGTATCCAGTAAAATATATCGGACTTGCTATTGGTTATACAATACTTTATGTACTCTGGAAACCATTATTCTTCGTAATCTATACTTTTCTTTTTAAGATCGTCATTGTTAATCTCGGTAACTTAATATGGAAAGCATTATCTGCAATTGGTCGTGGATTGGCTAACAGTACTGGTGTGTTCGGTGAATACTTTCATGCTGACTATACAGGTCTGTGCCCGGGTCTGGAATGGACTGGCTTTGACGAAGAAGAAAAAAAGAAATAATTTTATTGTCTAACCTAAAAATTTAAAATTATGTTAACATTTACATTATCATTCATCGCAACAGTAATAATTTCTTATTGTTTTTTCAAAAGCAAATTTTGGGAAAATAGATATTTAGTTTTATTAATTGGTACAGGAGTGGCACTTGTTGCCACCCTTGTACTTAATTATTCTGTTCGTGGACATTTACAAACCAAAACAGAAATTCTGTGGGACAAACCAATGGCTATATATTATCTTCCTGATTCTATACATAATATTGAATTAAAAAATACTTATGTAGAAAATTGGGATTATTATAACAAGTATAATGCAAAAGATTTCTATAAAGATACCACAAAAAAACAAGTTCCTGTCACAATAGCATTATATACCATGACAAAAAAAAATAGATCAATATATATTGGTACTATGAAAAAGAATGGTAATCAGGACTGGTGGTTACTTAACGATGTTTATCTTACTAAAAGTTCTGCAGATAGTGTTGCTTATGTAAGTAAGAAAAAACTCTCTTATGATATTAAACCTAATAATTGGATTAGTGGCATTAGTATTCCACGTATTAATACAATTACTATCCTGCATATTCCACCAAAGGAATTTGCATTGATTCCCGATTCATTAATTCGTAAAATACCATTTTAATTATGGAAACTATTGTACTTAATTTTTGCGACCCTGCTGATGGTAATAAAATTCTTACCACTATTGTTCTTGATTCTCGAACTAAATACCTGCCAAGAGAAGGGGAACATGTGACTGCAAGAGAACAAAATGAAAAGGCAACAAGTCATACTGGAGTAATATTTTGTATTAAACATTTTATTGACGATCAGCAAATTGATGTGTTTATACACGAAATTTAAAAATTTAATATGAAAACGACACTTTTAGAAATTCTTTGGAAAAAAGAAAAAATTCATTGGAAACGCATTAAACAAGCGTTTAGCAAATTCAATGGTTGGACAAATAAACTAACTTTTGGTGTCATTGTTGCAATATCATTAATTCTTACACATTATGCAATGACATTTATGCATACTTTATATGAGATATTTCTTTTCATATTTGCCCGTGACATGTTTAAATCAAATTTACAAAAATTAGCATTAAAAGTATAATATAATCATGAGTTTATTTGTAACAGATGTAGAGTCAGACGGACAGATCATTGGTAGACACAGTATAGTATGTTTTGGCGTGGTTAAATTAACACCTGCGTTAGATACAACTTTCTATGGTCAAGTGAAACCAATTTCTGATGAATATGTTCCAGAAGCACTTGAAGTAAGTGGCTTCAGTAGGGAAGAACATCTAAAATTTGATGAACCAGAAGACGTTATGAAAATATTTGCAGAGTGGCTAAACAGGCATTCGGTGGGCAGACCAATATTAATTTCTGATAATAACGGCTATGATGCAAGCTGGATAAATTATTATTTTCATGTATATTGTGGTAAAAATCCATTTGGCTGGTCTTCAAGACGCATTGGTGACCTTTATTGTGGTATGATGAAAGATACTTGGGCAAGTTGGAAACATTTGAGAAAAACTATTCATAGTCATCATCCGGTAGATGATGCTATGGGCAATGCTGAAGCACTACTTAAAATGAAAGAAATGGGATTAAGAATTGACACTAAATAAAATTTATTATGGCAAATTATAAAAAAGACGCACCAAGACTTACAGTTAAGTTCATAGATGCTGATACTGAAAAAACTATTCTTGAATTGAAAGATAAAACATGGATGGATGTTGGTGAATTATTTTGTGATTCAACCACAAACGGAATACTTATGAGTGAATTAAAAAACAAATCATTACCTTTGAATGTTATGGTGATTGCAATAGGAGAATATACTTTACATACAGATTAGTTTTTTGTAAATTTATTGTATTTATGTTAAAAATAAAACAATGAAAAAATTAGACTATTCAAAGGAATTTTGTAAAAATGAAGCATTAAAATATGAAAGAAGAATTGATTTTCAAATAAATTCAACAAGCATATATAATTTTGCTCGAAAAAACAAATGGCTTGAGGATATCTGTTCTCATATGCGAGCAATTAAACCAAATAATTATTGGAGTTTAAAAAGGTGTCAAGAAGAAGCATTAAAATATAATAAAAAAAAAGATTTTAATGAGAATTCAAGAGGTGCGTATAGTGCTGCAAGACTTAATGGTTGGTTAAACCAAATTTGTTCTCATATGATTATTTATAGTAAACCACATGGATATTGGACTAAAGAAAAATGTCATTTTTTTGCGTTAAAATATAAAACAAAAAAAGATTTTTTAGAAAATGACAAAACAGCATATAAAATGGCACACAAAAAAGGTTGGTTTGATGAAATATGTATTCACATGGAGATATTGGGAAATAGATATAATAGATGCATTTATTCCTATGAATTTTCTGACAATCATGTTTATGTTGGATTAACATGTAATATCTTTCAAAGAGATATAAATAGAAGATTTAATGAACATGATCAAGTAACTAAACACATAAAAAAAACTGATCTAATGCCAGTAAGAAAAAAATTAACAAAATACATACCAGTAAAAGAAGCATCAATTTTAGAAAAATATTATGTTGAAAAATATAAAAATGAAGGTTGGATAATTTTAAATAAAATTAAAACAGGAGGTATTGGTGGTGGTTATATTATTTGGACGCATGAAAAAGTTGAAGAAGTTGCTTTAAAATACAATAAAAGAACTGATTTTAGAAAAAACAATGCTGGTGCTTATGATGCTGCGTGGAGAAATAATTGGCTTGATGATGTTTGCTCACACATGATTAATTATAATCAACCATAAAATATTCTGCTTTTGGTGTAAAATATTGCATTTTTTTGTAACCTTTTTAATGTTATTTACGTATAAGACTCATAACATTAAATTTAAAATTATGAAAAAATTGATTTTTATTATCGCAATCGTTCTTACTGCAAACGCAGTATCTGCTCAATTATGTGGTGCACTTGGATACATTAAAGAAAGACCAGCATATACATTTTTTGAATGCCCTTTCGCAGTTGAAATTGGTACAGGTGGTCGATTTGTTTATACTTTAACACCACAGAAATTTCAGCAAATGATCAATGAAACCACATGGATGAAAGATTATTTGAGCACAAAAACGTATTCATTTTTCAAAGATGATAAGTTTTATATGCTTTCATATGATACTTGTAGTAACTGTAGTAGAAACCCTTCAGTAAATAAACCAATTGAAAGAGGATTATATTTATTCTGTCTGGATAACGGTAACTGGACTAAAGCATGTTTTGAACCAGTGCAGACTGATTATTTTAGTATGGATTCAAGTATATTTATACCAAATAAAGGTCAATACAGTATTTGGTCAGCTTATTGCTATTTTCCTTGGAGAACTGCAGGTGATTTACCTAAAGATAAAGGACAGTTTGGCTACGGAGTAAAGGATGGTAGTGTAACCGTATCTGCTAATGGTGAAATTACTATAGTACTTGTAAATCATAAATATTATTCCAATAATCATAGTAAACGTCCTAATGAATTTTCTTTTGAAAACAGAACAGTTGTTCTTGTACCATATAATTCAGATAATAAAATAATGTATTCAATAGCAGTCAGATAAATTTCATACAGGTCTGAAAACAAGAAATAATGATAAAGGTTGTACCGTATATCCAGACAATAGGAAGTGAGAAATTCCGAGAATTTCTCACTCAACCTTTTAAACTTGATATGCTTGCTCAAATATTCTCACCGATTGTATCACTGGTACTTTTTGAAGGTTGGCGTGGTAAGGATATGAATAACTGGTACAGATTTACTAATGAAGAAAAATATGTTCTGGAATTCTATTCGAATAATTACATAATAACAAAAGAAGCAAAGTCCTTTAAAGCAAATGATATTGTAAAATATCAGCTATTATTACCTCAAACCATTAACGATTTTATCAACGATATGGAGAGATTTAAAGTTCAACTTTACTGGACAGAATGGATTGATCAAAACTTTGAACCAAAAGATTATTTGGAAATTAATAAGATTGAAGAATACTTTACGCACTTATTGATTAGGATGGGCAAAGAACAGGATTTGGACTAATCCTTGCAAATTCAAAATATTTTATTTACCTTTGACTTTTACAATATGAATATAGAAAAGAAATATTGGGATATTTGGGATAATATAACCTTCAAGACTATCAGTTATCATAAAAATTTTGATTTGGTGAATGATGATGAAAGTCTTATTACAGAATATTGTGGAACAATATCTCTTATAAGATTAGCTGAATATAAACCACCACTTCTTATGGGTGAATTTGAACTTTCAACATGGAATATTGAATTGGGGAATAAATTTAATGCTAATTTTAATAAATTGATTAAAAGCCACAAAATTGAAGTTATTTACACCGAATTGATGAAGGTTATTGAAAAGGGAGATATTGATGTTAATAAATTCAATAAAATAGTTTTTATTAATAATATTGTTCTCCGTCCAGAATTCAGAAAGTTTGGTTTAACCGAAGAATTGGTTGAATTGTTATATAGAGAACATTATGTTAATAGAGGTACGATTATTGCACTGGTAATGCCTCTTCAAAACAATCCAACCGATAAAGAATATTATTTTAAAGAAAAAATTGTTGAACTTAGACCTTCGCTTCAAAATTATAACGAAATTGAACTCATTCCATCTGTTGAATATTATTGTTTAAATGATTTACTCGAAAAAAAAGATACTGAAACAAATGAATATAAATTATTTTCAGTTGCAGCAAGATGTGGATTTACACGTATTGGCGAATCATATTTGTTTCAATATTCACCAGAGAAAACAATTCAAAGAATGATTGAAAAAAGAAATTATAAATTAAAATTAAATTCTTAAAGATTATGTCAAAAAAGAAGAACTCAAAAAAGATCGGAAAACTTGATGCAGGTTATTATCATGAGGCACTCGATAGGGCATATATTGTCGCTAATATGATCGAAGATGTGCTGGTTGAGCACTCTGTTTTTATGAAGTATAAAAAACTACGTAAAAGAATTAAAAAAGCACAAAGATTAATTTTGGAAGCATATCAAATCGTGGGCGGTTTAGATGTGAAACTATTTCCAGATAAACATGATGGTAAATAGCTTTTAATTTATTTAAATTTATAAGTATTTATAAAAAATAAAAATGATAAACAATAAGAATATATCAGCAAATTTTAATTATACTCATTGGAACATTAATTCTCGAAAGGTTGATACTGTTCAAAATTTAGACGTACTAAGCTCTCCAATACCCAGAAAAACACACATTTCTGGGCATTTTCATTTAATACAAGTTAAATTTATTAAAAATAAGGTTTGTAAACAACTGATTTTCAATTAAATAATATTATTAAAAACTAAATTCATGAAAAAATTTATCCAATTATTAATATTTCTACTCTGTTGGTTTTGTATTGATGGGTCTTTTGGTGGTGTTGATAACAATACCATTAAAAATTATGAAATAAAAAGAATTAAAAGAGAAATGTATCTTAAAAATTTAATTCAACAGATCGAAGCTGAATCTGAAGTAACAATTCCAGATTATGTTGACATTAAATATGTTGAATATATGTATGATCTTTCGAAAAAACTTAATTTACCAACAAGAATGGTTTTCAGACTGGTATATAGAGAATCAGCTTTTATTGATACAATTGTATCACGTGAGGGTGCAGAAGGATTTTTTCAAGTAATGCCAGACACACATGAATTGTATAGAAAGGCACTTCAAGTTGATACGCTTAAACTTGATGATAATCAGAAGAATATTTATATTGGTATGCACATGCTAAAAGATTTATATGATTATTGGATTAGTAAAGGTAAACCTAATAGTTATTCATGGAAACTAAGTCTTGCTTGTTATAATGCTGGTATAGGTAAAGTACTTTATTATCATGGAATTCCGCCATATAACGAAACAATTAGTTATATTAGATTTGTCTTAAAAGAACATTCAATTACTACCGATTTGTCTTCAAATGATTTTTTAACGGATAAATAACATGAAAACATATCTTAAAACAGTACATGCAGAAGAATATTCTGACGGTAGCAAAACATTAGGTATTCTTTTAAATTATGATGATGATGGATTTCAAGAAAGTTTTCCATATATTTACAATCAAAAAAATACCATGTATATCTTTTTCAACACAATAATTGATATGATGGATTATCTTCTATATGGAGAAATGCATGGCGAAAGCAAAATGAAAAGAGCATATATGGAAGAAATCGAATTTGATAAATTATATGATATCGATTTTCTAAACGGCATATTTAAAGAAAATTTAAGTTGGGTTGAATAATATCCGATCTAAAATATTCCACTATTTATCTCTATGCATACCGAAAGAGATTTATTGGAATTCAACTACTGGAATAAGTTATCTACAGACGATAGACTCAAATTATTGCAAGATAATAGCTTTTGGAATGGATTTAAGAACTATCTCTGGAAGTATTTACCAGAACATCTAAAAGCAATAGTAGTGCTTAAAATCGATAAAAACGAGTAAAATTAGCAAATCCCCAAAAAAATAAAGTAAATCGTTATGATTTACTTTATTTTTCAAAATAACAATAAAATAAAACTTTATACTTGTCTTAATTCATTTATGAGTTGAATAACCAGATTTGTTTGTGTTGCTGATTGCAATGCTACAAATTCTAAGGTTTCAACGGGTTTTTCGCTAAAGTTTTCCCAATAATACTTACTAAGCTCGTTATTCGGTAATATATCAACTGTTTTTTTCAAACCAAGAAATTCTGCAATTAACATTAATGGAGAATAATCAAAACCATTAAATTTCCAAACATTAACTGTGTCTATAATACCAGACTCCCAAGGTTTAACATTAAATGCTCTTTTTAATAAGTATGGCAAATGTTTAACTGTTTGAAATTCTTTTTTATGAAACATATATCTTTTCATTAAAAGAGGGATATCATAACTAATTATATTATGACCACATAATATAGAGAATATTTGTGGTGATGATTTTGAATCATCCTTTGATATTTCATCTAATAAGTACATGAATTGCTCAATAACAACGGCTTCATTTTCATTTGCAATCCTTTTTAATTGCCTTTTAAGATCACCCTTTTCGCTATATGCAGTAGCATATGTAATTGCAACAATTTTACTGAATTCAGGACATTGAATTGCATTATCTTCATATATTTTTTGTTCATATTCATAAATTTCATTACCAATCATCTCATGATTTGGATTAATCAATTTTTTCGCTTGTACTAAATACTCCCATCGTTCATACATTTTGAGATTCTTTGATTTAAGTTCTTCAAGGGTAGGATAAATCAAAACTGCTTTAACGTTAAAAAAAAGCATATTAAAAATGCTTTGCGGGTTAAATACATCATCAAATAGTGCCATAAATTATTTTTTTATTTAAAGGGTTAATACTATGCAAATATACTCAAATTATTTTACTTCCAAAGGAATATTAAAAATAAAACGAAGAAAATTTCTAATAGGTGATTGTTTTTTGGATTTAATTTCATTGTAAATATCCTGTACATCATTATAACTATAATCCATTAATTCTTTTTTGGTATACTTCTCGTCACAATGTCTCAATATGTAAGGAATTAATTTCTGACTTTTAAGTGCCTGATTTCTTTTTTTTCTTTCAATTTCTTCGACAAGAATATCAGCAATTTCTTGAATTTCATGAGCAGTTAAATTTTTTTTTCTTGTAGTGTCCTCTTTTAAATATTCAGAAAATGCTTCATAATCTTTGCTATCATCTTCAGAATCGATTGATAATATTTTCTTATCAAAAGCCATAAAAGTTATTTTACAATAGGTTCTTTGATTGAACTATTAACTGTTTCAGTTGCACCACCAGTATTTGTTGTGGTAATATTTGCAAGTCTTTTAGCTTCCATCTCAGCTTTAGTGCTTCTGTGTCTTTTCGTTTCTTCACCTTCGGGACGCAAACTCTTTTCAAATTCTGCATTAAGATTTTTAAATGAATTTTCTTTGATTTCGTCAAGTTCTTCATAAAATTCTTTAACTTCTTTCTCCAGAGTATTTCTCATTACTGCCATCTTATCGGTAAATTGTTTTTCTTTATCAGCAATTTTTTTATTGGTTGCTATTATGACCACAATAAATGCAACTAAATCATCAATAACAATATCTGGATTTTTTGGAGATATTTTTATTAATTTTCCAGTTTCTTTCTCACTGAGAATCTCACATTTAATTTCTTTGTTTTCATCAAAAACCCAGCCTTTTGGTATACCGATTTCCATTTCATACCAGCCTTCCATTGGATTTCTTGTGATGGAAATTAAATAACCACTAATTGGGTCTAATATTGATTCAATTGTTTTCATTAGCTCATAGTATATATGTAAAAAACATTGCTATTGATACCCAAAGCATCATTTTTTCTGCATTGGTTAATACAAAAGTTACATTTTCTTGTTTTAAAGCAAATCTTCCATATATTTTTATAATCAAATCACCCAAGATATAAATTATAAAAATAATGGAAGAAATAAATAAGAACTGACATGTTTTTTCAACTAATATTGTCATGTTTTATCCTTCTCCAT